GCAGTTACAGCCATTGGTGTCTGTATTTTTTGCGCTATTTGTGTACTATCTAAATATACTTCAACTGAACGATTTACTATACCATCTACTGCGGCTTTAACTTCATTAATCGCGGCTACTAAAGGACCTATATCTATTGATCCTCCACCACCACCTCCTGTAGCAGCACCACCACCTTTCTTTTTTCCACCTAAATCAGTTCCAGCAATAACTGTATCTTTATCATTTAAGGCAATAGCACCTTCAGGAGCCATTAACGTTCTTTTACCATATCCTGGTGATACAACGTCATCTCCTTTACTCATTAACTTCATACCTAAACCTACTACAGCAGCGGCTGCAGCAGCACCAAGAATCCAACCAACAAAAGGAATTGAAGCGGCTGATGAATAGGCTTTCATAGCTGCTTGACCTATACTTTTAAGAAAATCTTTAATAGTTAAAGCTAATCCTTTTTGTTTAAGAGTTAAACTTATTTGTTCGTAAACAGTTTGGAGTTTAGAAAATAAAGCTATCCCTTTCTGTACTACATAATCTTTTGCAGCCACAAGACCTTTTCTTATTCTTACTAATAATCCTGCTTGTTCAGTTGCATTTTGTTGTTGTTGAACGAGTAATGTAGATTGATCAGTAACAAGTTGTTCTTTACCAGTTAATGCTTTCCATTTAGCTACAGCCCATTCTTTAAGAGCTATACCATATGCTTGTGTTTTAGTAAGAAATGATTCTTTTTCTAAGGCACTATTTAATTGTTTAAAAGATACTTTTCCTCTTTCTGTTGCTAATTCAACAGCAGCTTGAGCATTGTTTTTAACTTTAAATAAATTTTCTCTTATAGTATTACCTGCTATTAAATTACTAAAAGTTAATTTTTTGCCTTGTAATGCAGTAGTTATTGTTTCTGCTAATTGTATTCCTTTAGCAGCTGCCCAAATAGACCCAAATATACCTCCTATTATCATAAGAGGAACTTTTAATACAGATAAAACTTTAAATATATCGTTTACTACACTTAAAGCACTTGATAATCCATCTAATAAAGTTCCAATAGGACCAGCAACTAAGCTAGCAATAATATCTTTGAACTTTTGACCTGCATTTGCTAATTTTTCTTCAGTATCAAGCTGCATTTCAGCTAACTTTAATGCTTTATCATTACCAGCATTTTTTTCTAATAAATCAGCTTGTTCATCCTTACCAGCAGCTCTTAATTCTGCTACTTTATCACGTTGATCTTGAGTTAATTTACCTAAACGTTCTTGTTGAGTTAATGTTTTAGCTAAATCATCAGCTGACATGTTCATTGACTTAGCTAAAGCTTCTTGTTGGATACGATTCATTTGCTGAAATTCAGCAATACCACCAACATTTTTAAGCATTTCTTCAGCTGCTTCTGCTGTTTTACCCTGCAATGCTAATTCACGAGCTTTGCTTAATTCTATATTTTTGCCTATGAGCATTTCTGCTTCATATTCATTGGCTAATGATGATTCAATATCAAGTAACCCATCAGTAGTTGACTTTGTTTGTTCCAAAGTCATACCTAATTCTTTTGCCTTTTTTATAGCACCAGCAATTAAAATAGGATCATTTTTATAAAATGCAGCTAATTGACCTTCTGTCTTAGCTACTTCTTGTAACAATTTTTTATTACTAATTAAACCTTTATTTGCTTTAGTAATTTCGTATACTATTTTTTCTTGACTCTTTCCTGTAGTCAATGAATATTGAGATAATTTAGCTGCTTCTTCTCCGGATAGTCCTAATTTTTTAGTTAAATCAATTTGTCCTTGAGTTAATTCATCACTTAATATAGCACTAGTACCTAATTCATCATTAAGTTGTTGTTGTGCTTCAATTATATTTTTGGAATTAAAATACAAATTATTAGAAGCAACAGAAGCATATTCTATCTGATGGGTTAATCCGCGAGCAGCTTCTCCAGCAAGACCATAATTTTTCCCTAGTTCAGAAGCAGTTTTATTAAAATGCAAACCAAAATCAAGTAATTTTTTACCTAATGCTATTAATAAAAGGAATTTACCAACAGGATCTGCTAATGCTTGTCCTACTCCACTAAATATTCCTTTAATTCCTGTACCTAATACTTGTAATTGACTTCCTGATTTAGCTGCTTCTCTTAGTTTTTTACCCATGTCTTCAAAGTATTCAGTTTGAATACCTATTTTTTCAAGGGCGCCAGTAATTCCTTTAAATAAATTACCAGTAATACCAAGAGTTTTCTGTAGTTTCTTTTCTTCTTCTACTTCTTTTGCAGTTAAAGGAACTATTTTACGTAAGTAACCTTCTTGTTCTGATAAGGCACTATTAATTTCATTTTGGTATGCTAAGTTTTTTGCTAATTCGTCAGATTCAGATTTAGTTATTGTTCCTGCTTCTTGCTTACGTTTAAGAATTGTTTCCTGTGCTTTTGCTTCTAACAGATTCGTTTTTAACGAATCCATTTCTTTACCAACTTTCTTTTGTAATTCTTTTAATTGCTTAACAGTTAAAACATTTTCCTCAGATTTATGTTCTTGTATCTTACGAGAATAATCTTCTAATTTGTTAAAATTACGAGTTAATAAAGTAGAAGCTTTAGTACTACCATTAATATCAGCTATTACATTTTTTAAAGTATCAGATATATTACCAAATGCATTTTTTAGGTCATTAACCTCATCCTGCATTAATTGTACTTGCTTATTAGCATTGGTAATATTATTACCCATGGATGATATTAAAGCATTAACATCTCCGAAGCCTTGTCCACCTAAACGTTTAACTTCTTCGTTTAGCTCACGCATTTTCTTTTTCGCATCTTCTAATGCTTGGGCAGTATTTTGTGCTGAATTATCGGCCATTTATCTAATATATGATGGATATAAATATTAACAGCGCCTATTTTTTGGGCGCTGTTACTGTTGTATAAGTTGATTTTGGTGTTATATTTGGTCGAGCTATTTTAGTTTTTGATGGATTTTGATTAGTCATTATATTATTTTGAGCTTCTACTTGTTCATTCTGCTCATCATAATATTTTTTTAATGAATTAAACGTAAAGTTTCTTAACCAAATAGGCATGTTGTATATAGTATGCCAATCATATCCACCATTTCCATGAAATACTATTTCATGAATTTGTTTAAATAAACTAAATCTATATTCCGGCGTCAGGCCAAAAAAAGTTAAGTCCAATTCCTACTTCAACGCCCTCCAATACGTCGCCATCAGCCATAACATTAGTTACCATATCAACATCAGGAGCTACTTCCTTATAGTATTGTCTAAATGCTCTTAAGTCTTTAGCTAAAAAATAATTATCAACAAATTCACGAACTGTTTTTTTCTCACTATCACCGTTTACGGAGGTAATAACATACTTCATTCTTGTTGAAACATCTGCTGATGCTGAAGGGTTGATTTTTTGTAATCCTTTAATTTCACGATCAATAGCTTGTTCGTCACCATGAGTTAATGCTTTAAAGGTAATTACAGTTTTTGTATTTGGAAGAGTAAACTCAAATGAATTAATACCTTTAGTAATTAAATCTTCTCTTAAAGGTTTATTTTCTAAAGTTGATAAATCAGCAGTTACTTTCCTTCCATCACTAATAAAATCGTAATCTTTACCATAACCTAAAATACGAGCAGCAATTAATATAGCGTTTTTATCACCAATTAAAAGATCACTATAACTAAATTTAGTTACAATTAATGACTGAAGTAGTTTATCAATAACTGTTCCCTGAGATAGGTAGTTTTGGTTTGATAAAATATCTTCTTCTTTAGCAGTCATGTATTTAATTTCTACTTTACCACTAGCTAAAGGATTTCCTTCGGGGTATAATAAACCTCTAGAAGGTAATTCAACTGTTTCTGTGGGGAATTTGAATTTAGACTGTTCTGTAGAATCTAGATTCGCAACATTGTTTTGTTCTATCATATAACATTATTTGATATAAATATATATCTCCTAAAAATTCGATAAAAAAAGCGCTAAATTTCTTTAGCGCCTCTTTATTATCTACTATTTGTAATTAGAAGTTCAATATACAGTAATCCATAGCGATTGTAACTGATAAGCTAATTGCTGCGTCAGCTGTCCAATCATATTCACCGAATGTAGCTGTTTTAACATAAGCACCTTTGATAATCCATTCAGATACGATATCACCTACTGGACCTAAGATATCTAATGTTAAATCTTTCTTATAGAAATCAGAATAACCATCACGGCCTGTTACTGATTCGTGAGCCAAACGAGCCCATTCCATCACTGCTTGAGCACCTGAAGGAACTACTGGATCGTAAAGTTCTAAAGTCATATCATTCCAACGAACCTTACCTTTAACTTTACGGTAAACGTTCATGTGATCTAATATAATTTCACCAGCTTCGAATCCAGGAGCAGAAGCCTTTTTAATCAAATATGATGGAATACCATCTACATATAATATAAAGCGGTTCTGAACTTTTGGTTCAAACGCTGTGAACATGATTTCGTTCGGATTTAATACTGCCATTTTATCTATTGTTTGATATAAATATTGTTAATTAATTTTCTTACGCAAACTGAACACCAGTCGGAGTAATGTTGAAATCAAGGATAATAAATTCGGCTGTTTTAGTTGGTTGTAAATAAATTGCACCTACTAACTGATTTCTATCAATTGTTTCAGCTGTATTATTTGATTCATCCATTACAACTTTATAAGCGTATAAACCTTGTTTTTGTTGTACATTTTCTAAGTACGGGTTAACTTGGTTTAAGAACTTATTTCTAGTTGTTGCTGTATTTTGTTCGAATACTAAATTATCAGCAATGTTACCAATGTATCTCTTTAATGTGATTAATAAACGACGAACGTTTACACGGTCAAGAGCTGATGCTTTAGATTGTAAAGTTTTCTGACCAAAT